ATGAAAGTTCTATTACATGATAAAATTTACCTGATTTTATACAGTCAACAATTTCATCAGGGAAATTATCAGGTGTACTAAAATCAGTACATTCTCTATTTACTCCCCTTCCTTTCAGTTCATAGTAAAAGTCAATAGCACCATGACCAATAAAGTCATCTTCACTGGTAAACTTCAGTAATTCAGTACCTTTCTTAGAATTATAAATATTATCATAGGTTAGATAATATAACTCAGTCCTTCCTTCTATTTCTATTTCTTTCCAACTTACAAAATGACACATAATATTCTCTCCTTATTATTTGTGGGAACATAAGTGTTCCAAGAAAGGTACGAATCTTTCGTACCTAACTCGCACCATTTATGTTAATAAATAACTAAGCTCTCCCCCGTAATTACCTTCGGGGTAATCTGAGTTTAGTTCTTGATCTTTTTCTAAAAATTCTTCCAAGAAATATACTGTATATATTTGCACAAAATCTTCAGGTAGATTGTTAATTTCATTTTGAATAATTCTTTTCCATGTATCAGTTAATTGTTCTATGGGACAATTTAAAACAGGTACTTCTATAACAACTTTACATCCATTATCAAAGACATGAAGTAGATTTACTGTATTCCAATTTTGGAATAATTCATCTATGTCATCTTCTGGCATTTCACCTTCAAATACTACTACTAATTTTATCATTTTCTTTCTCCTTTTTAATTATGTTATTTACTTTGTTTTTTCATACTCTTCCTTAGCATCTTGTGCTATTTTATTATATTCTTCCCATGCAGGTTGTGCTATTTTATTATACTCTTCCTTAGCATCTTGTGCTATTTTATTATATTCTTCCCATGCATCTTGTTTTATCTTACTATACTCTTCCCATGCAGGTTTTTCTATTTTATCATACTCTTCCCATGCAGGTTTTTCTATTTTATCATACTCTTCCCATGCAGTTTTTTCTATTTTATCATACTCTTCCTTAGTCATTTTTTCCTCCCTTTTTCTTTGAGTGTTTCAACATGGGGTTTTAGTATCCATTGAGATAAATCAGCAGGATTTCTAACTCCCCTAATTGATTTTCTTCTTGTATAATATCTGTCCATTTCTTCTTCAGCAGGCTTTCTTTGTTCACTAAAATCTTTTTCAATAGTAAAGATTTTATTTTTTAATGAACAAACAATAAGTAATCTTGAAGAATCCCAAATAGTAACTTCTCCTTCAATAAGTTTTGCTAATTTTGTTACTGAAGACCACACTTCATCTTCTGTTTTTTTAGGTTTAAGTTCTCTCATTATCTTTTGACTTAGTTTACAATCAGAAGATAACCTCAATTCAAATTCTCCTCCCCAAAAGTAAGTCCTCATTTCATTTTTTCTTTTTGTATAGTATTTTGTTCTATCTTATCATACTCTTCTTTTGTCATTTTCTTTCTCCTTATTATCTTTCATTTTTCTTTCTCCTTTATAGATCGTTTGTATTATTTTTGTAATATTCTTCCTTAGCATCTTGCTTTATTTTATCACGTATTTTTCGGGCATCTTCTATTCTTTTATTGTGTGCTTCTATAGCAGGTGTTTGTATTTTATAATACTCTTTTAAAGAATCTTGTCTTATCTTTTCATATTTTGCTCCAGCATCTTTTATTATTTCATAATATTCTTCCCAAGTCATTTTCTTTCTCCTTATTATTTGTGGGAACATAAGTGTTCCAAGAAAGGTACGAATCTTTCGTACCTAACTCGCACCATTTATGTTAGTAAGTATTTTTCATTTGTACCTCCTTTTGTTTTTGGTAAGTTCATCTTTTGTTTTGTATCCTATTATAAATCCCACAATCAATACTAATAATATTCCTATTGATAAATCATACATTTTCTTTCTCCTTTTCGTAAACATCTCTGTGATTAAATTGTTTTAATAATTTCAATGCTCTACCCGGATTTTTACGTTTTAAGGCATTTTTTATTTGTCTTAAACCATATTCTGATGATAGATAAAAAGTATATTCCTTTTTATCTATCATCACAGATAGAGTGATGAATCCCCATTCTTCTTTTTCAGATAGAATTAAGAGTTTCATTTTTTATCTTCTTTTTTTGATTCCGGGGCAATTGTTGCAAACAAACTATCCCAGTTTTTTGATTGCCAAATTTCTTCTGCTTTTTTGACAGCAGAACTTTTTTCTCTTTTGTTCCAATATCTTTTTGTGCACTCACATTCTCTACTTGTACCTGCAATTTGAATTTCAATCATTTTCTTTCCTCCTTTTCAATTCAGAATTACTCCTGTGAATTCTTATATTCACACTTTTTAATAATAATATTCCTATTCCTATTTTAACCTGGAAGAGCTTCTTCTCCAGGACATTCTTTTGGCAAGAACTTCTCCTGTTATGGTAATTTCTCCACAACATACGTCACTGGAGCAGACGCAAATTCTCGCATCTGCTCCAGGGTAAGTTCTTTACCTCTAAGTTCCGGGGGAAGATCCAAAGGTACTTCCGTAAAAGAAGCACACAGACAAGAAAGCGAATGTGGCAGAACACCACAAACATGCTTTCCCGTTACTATAGTAGGATTAGCATGTGCTACAACTTCTACTTCTCCTACTAATCCCTTTTCTCGTAGATATTCTACAAGTCCGGGATGCCGTGTTACTACTAAATTTATCTTCATTTCTTTCTCCTTTTTATTTGTGGGAACATAAGTGTTCCAAGAAAGGTACGAATCTTTCGTACCTAACTCGCACCATTTATGTTGTTAAGTATTTTTCTCTTGCATCTTGCCTTATTTTTTCATATTCTTCCCAAGCAGGTTTTATTTCATTGTGATATTCTTCCCAAACCTTTATTGTGTCTTTGTCATATTCTTCCCAGGCAGCAGTCGTTTCTTCTTCATTATTTTTTTGTCTCACTTCTACATATTTGTTCCACGAAAGCATAATTGCTTTCTTATGTTTTTCCCATGCAATAGTAATTTGTTTATCATACTCTAATGCTTCTTTTTTTATAGTTTCATAATATTCTTCAGGTATTACTTTTTTAGTCATTTTCTTTCTCCTTATTATTCGTGGGAACATAAGTGTTCCAAGAAAAGTACAAATTATGTTTCATTTCTGTCGAAGTTATACAATAATTTGTACACTTCGTCGGCAATTTCTGTTGACTCTATATATTCTTCCAAAGATTCATAAAGATCATTCAATACTTTTGAATTGTCTTCACAAGCCAACAATTCTCTTTCTAATATAACTGCTAACATAATACTTTTATTTTTCTGATTCATGTCTTTCATTTTCTTTCTCCTTATAATAATATATACAGAACCATTTCTGTATATAAGCATTACAAAGAAAATAGGGGGAGTAATACAACCTCCCCCATTCCTATTAATTTTAGTCGTTTTTCTCTTTTATAGAATAGGTACCACGATTCGTTTCGATATGCAACACTTCCATTGCACTCTCTGATTAGGTTATTTACAGTCTTAGCTCAAAACTACTATCTAATCAATAACTTGCCTATTTCAGACCGTCATCTGAAATCCCCGGGTTATCAATTTTTCATGAATGTCGATAGCGAACCCAAGACCGCTTTCACTCTACACGAATCTACATCCTTTTTCATAGAGTATTTATCTTATGTTATCTGCTTGCTCTCCGTCGAGACTTTAGTAATTTTATCATCAATCCCCACACGTGTCACAACGCTGGAAAAAGAATCATTCTATTAACAAGCAAGATTGAGAAAGACCACGTTAATACACTATGCTTTAGCCCAAATAACGTACCGGTGTCAGTGTACTTCTCTGTGATAAGAGAACAAAAAGAGCGGATCAGAACGGTGTAAATCTCAGTTACCGTTCTAACTATGCGAAGTATATCAGACTCCAAATAAAAATGCAACTATTATTTTAAGGTAATTTTCTCGTATAACGTGGCGATAAAGGTACAACCTAAAAAAAAAATCGGAACAAAGGATAAGGTTGATAGGAAAAAAAATCGGAACGAAGGAAGAAGGATAACAGGAAAAGAAATTTATATAACAAGGAAAGATAATAGAAGTATATTAATAGTTGTTGTTAAAAGAAAGAATAATAAAAGAAAAGAGAATAAATAAAAAGTAGGAAAAGGATAAAAGTAGGAAGAAAGAAAATTTAAATAATAGAAGAAGTTGATAATAGGTGTTATTAAAAGTAAAGGAAATAGAAAGGTAAATAAAATAAAAAGTAGGAAAAAGGCAGGGAATAGGGAAAAGGATAGCCCCAATCCTTTTTCAGTACCTTTTCCTCTCCTTTCCGTTTCCAATCCTTTTTCAGTACCTTTTCCTCTTCTTTCCGTTCCCAATCCTTCTCCATACCTTCTCCTTCCCTATTCATAGTATTCTCAGTATTATTACCTTATAATGTGCTCATTATACCTTTCTATATATAGGCATTAATAACCTCTAAATAGTATTTAATTCACCTTAATAATCCTGTTTAAACAATTTATTAGTATGTAATAAGGTTTTTATTGAAAACTCTGAAACCATTGTAAACAGGGGATTCTTATTTTTTTCCTTCCATTTAGCTCTAGCTAGGGGTAAGCAGTATCCAAATTATGATAAAACGGAAAAACGCTAAGACCTGCACTATCACAGTGTTTGAGCAAAAAACACCATTTTTTGTTCATTTTATTTTTTTATTGGTGCTCTGTAAGTGGTTGAAATTTCAGTAATCCATCCATTTTAGCACTAGCGAAAACCAAACGGTGGTTTTTATGAAAACCTCTGAAACCATTGCTATCACTGTATTCTTCATTTTTACATTATTTTTTAATTAAATAATTAAGGTTAAAAACCTATTTTAGAGTAAAAAAATGCCTTATTGAAAAAATAGAAACCTCTGAAACCATTGCTATCACTGTATTCTTATTTTTTTCCTTCCATTTAGCTCTAGCTAGGGGTAAATGGTTTCCTATTTATTCCTGCAAATCGTATAATATTACTTTCCTGGTGTTCATTTCTTTTGTTTAATTTATTACCTTCCGTTACCTATAAGGTAATATAGGTGGTAGCAATATTACCTTAACCTTTTTTCCTGGTGCTTACCTCTTGGTATGGTGTTTATTCCTTTTAAACCTGGCAGTAGAATTTCCATTCAGATTCCATTCTCAGGTCTTACGTACTTACTTCCAGGTAAAAACCATGACCTCTTTAAACCTGGTGCTTACCTAAACCTGGTGCTGGTTGGAATTTATTCCTTTTAAACCTGGTGTGCACCTGGAACCAGATATATACCGCAACCATATTAAACCTGGTGTGGTACCGTGACCTGGATCGGTGTAGGATAGGGGCAGGGCATTTTCCATTCAGATTCCATTTTGAGAATTTCATATATTTACTTCCAGGTAGCACACATACTAAAAGTGTACAATTCACTTTACTTTAATTTATTTTATTCAACATTTTATGAAGATAACTATACTTTTTATGTAATTTTACTTTACTTTAATTTATTTTATTCAACATTTTATGAAGATAACTGTATATTGTAGTTAAAATTTTGACACATACAATATATTGAAATAGTTACATTGTGCGATATGTGCACATAACATAAGTGTAAGTAATTATTACATTAAATGACTATAAACGTGCGATATGTGCACATGTGCAAGAATTGCACATATGACCATAATGATCTAACTATGTGATATTATTAAGATATTGAAAATAAATTAAAATAAATTAATCAGACCAGGAAAAAGCGGACATAAAGATAAAAAAAGAGACGTAAAGTAAAATAAAATATATTATATAATATCATGCAGTTATAACTTATTTATGATCTTTATCAAACCTGGCACAGATGATGTATACATATATAATAGTTCTTTGGGAGTTTGGGAGTTTGGCACCTGGCACGAGTGAACGTGCCCACTAAAAGAAAGGAAGGAAATATGAACGGAAAAAATATGAACGAAAAAAATATGGACATAGATGAGTTCCTGTCTATGTCCACTGTTGACAAAGAGTCGTACCTTGACTCTTTGTCGGAACAGCAGGAAGTGAGTTTTCTTGATGGGGTAAAAGCCCATCAAGAAAAGTTGAGCGCACAGAGAGGTGCGCTTGAGGCAAGACGCGCAAAAAGGCGCACCGTGTTGGCCTTCGCATGGGATAGCAAGGATTTTACGGACGTTGACAATAAAGTAAACATCCGCAAATTGACAGCCGTGTGTCTGGCTGTCATGGAAAAGAGGGGAGAGTGTGTGTCTGTGAAGACCGTCACAGCGCAGGTCATGAGCCATGTTTCGGCATGGCTCATAGAAAATCCCCATCTGACAGTGGGGAGAGGGAAGACCCCAACGGGCAAATACTTGTCCGCCAGGTGTTCCTCAATCCTGTCCGATAGTTCGGACGGGTTGCTGAAAGTCTTGCCGAGTGAACGTCTTGGCAAGACGTACGTTCAAGTGTTAGCCACCAAATATGGTGGCTAAATTTCAAGGCCACACCATAATAATATGGTGTGGCCTATTTTTTTAAAGAAGGGGAAAGAAAATGAACGGAAAGTTTCAGCTTAAAATCTCTAACATATTAAATATGTTAGAGAAAAGAGAAAAGGTCTTAGTTGCAAAAGCAACTAAGACCGACCAAGATACGTACGAATTGCGTATCTTGGGACTCGTACTCCCCTTAATAGAGGAGTATGAGGATATAATATAGTTTTAAGAGGGGCGTACTATAATAGTACGCCCCTCTACTAAAAAACACTTTTTTTGAAGCACAATAGTAAGACTCACCCCCCTTTACTATATGGTCATTTTCATTTCAGTCCATATTTTCATTTCAGTCCATATTTTCATTTCAGTCCATATTTTCATTTCAGTACTATTTCTATTTCAGTGTATAGTATTCTATGACCATTTAATACACATTATTTTCATTTCAGTATATAGCACTTTCTTTTAGTCCATATTATTCTATGACCATTTAATACACATTATTCTATAATTAAAATTCGGTCATAGTCCTTAACCCTATTCCTGTAACAATCAATGATAGTCTGTTTCACAAGTATTTTCTTGATGAAAAAACTATATAGTTTTTTCAACTACTTAATATTATTATATTATTTATAAGTATATAATATTATTACTTATTTTATTAATAAATATAGTAAGTGATACTCTACATCCACTTTAGTATTAAGTCTCGATATTTTTGATTCTATAGGCGGTTTCAGGGGGTGATTTGATATATATAGGACAGGGTCATTCCTGTTTTTTCGATTTCATTTTTTTAAAAAGGAAAAATGGTTTTGGTACCAATTTGTATTTTATATGGGACAAAGTGGTGATTTAGGTTGATTATTATTTTAAAATATGTTATAAGTGTTTCAAGGAGTTTTTCTATGCCAAGAAAGAAGAAAGTAGACTGGAAAGATATATTGTCTTCTGAGACGGAAGCTAAGATTGTTGTTGAGAAAGAAAAGAAAGATGAGATTGCACTTAGTAAGCATAGAGAGAAGAAAAAGATTCAGAAGGTTAAAGAACGGGGAGGATATGTTTTACCTAGGATGGGTGCTGGTGATGATGATTTAGATACATTTTCTCTTGATTCTGATATTGATGAAATTGATGAAAGAGGTCTTATTGATAATAACTTTAACTTTAGTAATTCTATGGAAGAGTTTAATAAGAATGTTAAGGTTAAGGCTGAAGTTGAAGGAGATAAAAAGATACTAGGAGATATTACTTATGCACAGGTTTTAGAATCTGTATGGAAATCTGGGGGCTTGATTACTAGGGTTGCTCGTAGATTAAATATTTCTGTTCATTATGTGCATAAAATATTTGATAAATACAAATCTCTTAATCAGATATTTACAGAATTTAGGGAATCTGTTCTTGATGAAGTTGAGATGCACCTGCTTGATAAGATTAGGTCAGGTGATAAAGGTGATACAATTGCCATGATTTTTTATTTAAAATGTCATGGTAAAGAGAGAGGCTACATAGACAGAGCAGATATTAAGAAAAAATCTTCTGTTAGAATGAAGATTGTACCTATTAAAGATGCTAAACCTACTGTTGCTGCTAAATCAGAAAAAGTGTTAGAATTTAAAAAAGCTTGGGGTTCTGATGTTTGGGAATCAGGGATAAATAAGGATGCCAAAGAGAAGTAAAGAAGATAACGAAGTTATTAATTCTGCTAAAGAAGAGCAAGAAGAAGAAGTAGAGGTACAAGCTACTTCTGTGTTTTATAGAAATCAGATGAGTGATAAATCTATTGTTGTTAATAGAGGAGGAGGGTCTTCCTCAAAATCTCATTCTATAGCACAGTTAATTTTGCATAAGTTTTTTACAGAAGATAGAAAAGCAATTCTTATTCTTAGGAAGTCCTTGCCTTCACTTAGAGTTTCTGTTTATAAGTTAATAAAAGATTTAGCAATTGAATATGGATTATGGGGAGATATTGTTGAAGAAAAAGTTCACATGAATTGGTATTATAATGGATCTATGATTCATTTTGGTTCTGTTGACAACCCGGAAAAAATAAAATGTTATCATCCCGATACTGATATTTTTACAAAAGAAGGATGGAAGAATATTAAAGATGTTAAATTAAATGAATTAGTTGCCACAATGAATCCTGAAACAAGAAATATATCATATGCACCTGTTTCTAATGTATTTGAATATGATTATGAAGGAGATATGATTTCTCCTGAAAGTACTACAAAAGGAAAATACACATATACAGGATTTTGTGTTACTCCTAATCATAATATGTTATATTCTACTAGGGTAAAAAAAGAATTACGATTATGTAGAGCAGATGAATTGCCATCGGGGTTTGATATTCCTCAACAAGGAAATTGGGATTTAAATAAAGAAGCTCCTTTGTTTTTTGAGATTCCTAAAAAAGATTGGACTGAATCTACAGGAACAAATCTTTTTATTTATAAACAACCTAATAAAAATAAACAATTAAAAAACGGTCTTAAATCTACTGTATTCCCCATGAAAGTATGGTTGCAATTTTTAGGATGGTATTTGTCAGAAGGTAATATTAGTAGTGATTATACTGTATTTCTTTCACAAATAAAACCTGAAGGAAGAGAAAAAATAAAAAAAGTTTTACAAGAATTAAATTATGGGTATACCGAAACAAAATGGGGATTTTCTGTCAATGGTAAAGATTTAGTTGATTATTTAAAACAATTTGGGCTTTGTTATGATAAGTTTATACCCAGAGAATTACTAGATTTACCTGCTTCACATTTACAATTATTGTTTGATTCTTTGGTAGCAGGAGATGGGTATATTACTAAAACAGGAAGAATTTGTTACGGAACATCTTCAAAAAGACTTGCTGATGATGTGAGTGAACTTTCTATAAAATTGGGGTATGTTCCTTCTATGAAGAAAATGAATTTAGAAAAATATTATAAAGGTGCTGCTCCTTTTTGGTCACTTAGTATAACGAAAAGACAAGGAACGCGAGTATGTAAAACTAAACGAATTCTTTATAAAGGAAAAGTTAATTGTGTTGAAGTACAACCTTATCATACATTATTAACAAGATATAATGGGAAAATAAGTTGGTGTGGTAATTCCACTGAATGGTCTTATATATGGATTGAAGAAGCTACTGATCTTACATATGATGAATTTCAAGTAGTTAGACTTAGATTAAGAGGAAAAGATACAGATGGTATAAAAAATCAAATATTTCTTTCTTTTAATCCTATTGATGAATTTCATTGGATAAAAACAAAATTACTTGATGATCCTACTTATGCTGATGAAATAGAAGAAATTGTTTCTTCATATAAAGATAATCCTTTTACTCATATTGATTATGTTAAGGTATTAGAAAAACTTATTGAACAAGATATTAATTATTACAATGTTTATGCTCTAGGTAATTGGGGTAAGCTAGAAAATATTATTTATAGTAATTGGGATATTGTTGAGTGGGCACCTGATTTAAGTTCTGTAGAAACTGTTTTTTATGGACTTGATTTTGGTTACAATGATCCTACTTCTCTTTTAGAGGAAAGAAAGAAGGGAAAAGAACTTTGGGAAAGAGAACTTCTTTATGCTCCTAAATTAACAAATGAAGATTTAATTTATAAATTGCAAACACTCATTCCTCCTGAAATGAGAAAATACACAATATATGCTGATGCTGCTGAACCTGATAGAATTATGGAAATCAAAAGAGCAGGATTTAGAATTAAACCTGCAATTAAATTGATACAGAATGGTATAGATCAAGTTAAACGGTATAGAATACATATATTGTCAGATAGTTTAAACTGTATAAAAGAAAGTAGAGCATATGCATGGAGAAAAGATAGAGATGGAAATGTTACAGATGAACCTATTGATTTTTTAAATCATGCTATGGATGCACGTAGATATGGTATACATACACATTTAAGAGGATCAGAAGGTAAGTTTAGAGTGAGGTGGTTATGATAAATAAAATAAAATCTTTTTTTGTTAATGTTGTTACGTCAGATAATTTTCAAAGAACACAGTTTGATTTGACCAGTATTGTTATTGTAATATTATTAGCATTGTTTTTTCTTCCTATAGAAGCAGAGATAGGTTTCTTTTCTATTCTTATAGGCAAGATTGCTTATGTAAGTATAGGCATATTGTATGCTCATATAAGCAGAAAGTTTATTTTTCCTTATATTAATTTTGAAAAAGAAAGACGTTGGGATAACAATGTAATGATAATTTTGTGGTACGTAGTAGTAATTTATTGTTTTGCCCATGGAGGTTGATGTAATTGGTAAAAAAGTCGGGTTTTTTACTGGCATTATTCGTACTTTTAATGTATAATACTGTAGAATGTGCTGATAGGTGCATGAACTATACTTCTACTGTTAGAAGTCAAGCTGTTAGATATTTAGGATTTGATTATCCTTATTGGTACTTGTTAGGACAATGTAAACAAGAAAGTCAATGTAGAGCAGATGTAAGAGCATTTGATGGGGGGATGGGAATTTCTCAATTTATGCCTGCTACTGCAAAAGATATAAATAGACAGTTGGGTGGAGGATTGAATCCTTATAATCCTGATCACGCTATAAAAATGCAAGCGTTTTATATGTCTCAAATACATAAGAGAAATAAAACAAAGAAATTGTTTATAGATTTTCAAGGATATAATGGCGGAGAAGGAAACATAAAGAAAGAACTTCAAAAAGCTGAGATTGCTGATTGGAGTAAAATGAAATCAGTTTGTAATAGAAAAGTAATAACTTTAAAGAACGGCAGTAAATTAGATTTTTGTCAGGTAAATTATGACTATAGTAAACGTATCTTCGGTTTTGGAAAAATATATAAACAAGGACAAGATTACTTTGTTTTTTGGTAAACTAAAAGGAAATAATACTATGACTCTTGCAATTGTGATGATATTGTTAATGATAGTTCTTGCATTTTTTATGGGAAAGAGTCATCCTTCTCAGGATGCTATTTATACTATACAACAGGAACTGTCTAAACAGTATGATAAAAAGATAATTGATTTAGACCGTCAGTTAAAAGAAAAGAATGAAGCTTTGAAATTGTCTAATACAAAATATCTTACATTGATAAATAAATTAGAGGAAGTTAAAAATGCTAAAAATAAAATTAAAATTCCTGAAACTGATACTGATATTGTGCATCGTCTTGATGCCCTTGGGTATAAATCTGTACGCAAGTGATTTTTGTTTTTCAAGATCAGATACGCAGAAATTAGTTGTTGAATTAGAAAAAGGTAGATTGTGTGAAAAACAAATACTTCTTTATGATGAAGGAAGTAAAGAATTACAAAATCAACTTTTTATTTTAAAAGAGGAATTGCGATTGACTGATATTAAGTTTAAGGAATGTACTGATAGTCGTGCTACAGATAAAGTAGTAATAGATGGACAGAAGAAACAAATAAATGAAGCAAGTAAACCCAAATGGAGTCAATTATTTGGTAGTTTTGGTGTAGGGGCTATAACTACACTTATCCTAGTAATTTTACTATAATATGAGGTATAAATGAATTTATTAGATAAGATTGCTGTTACAATGGGATATAAGAAAATAGAAAAAAGTGTAGGTCCTCTACAGGATAATAAAACAATTAATCTTTCTCTAAGACAGATACTAAGCACTCAAGGTACTTCTGTTAAATATCCTTATAAACAATCAATTTGGGTTTTTAGTTGTGTCAATGCTATTATGACAAACATAGCAAGAGTTCCCTTTGTTTTGAAGAAAGATGCAGGAACACTTGAACCCGGTATTATTGAATCAGGTGAACTTTATGATTTGTTCCAGAATCCTAATCCTTACTCTACACAAGAAGAATTGATAAGAGATACAATAGGCTATCTTGCATTAAAAGGAGAAGCTTTTTGGATTTTAGAAGGTAGAACTGATGTAACCACAATTCCTAAAGAGATATGGACATTTAATCCTGATAGATTTATTACTGTTACTGATAAAAATACAGGAATGTTGTTAGGATGGAAGTATAGAGGAGCAGATGATATTTATTTTGAAGAACATGAGATTATACATTTTAAAACATTTAATCCTTATGATGATTTTAGAGGGTTGTCACCTCTTGAAGCTGCTCAATTAAGTGTAGAACAAGATTTTGGTGCCAGTACTTATAATAAAGCATTTTTTGAGAATGGAGCAACAATCGGGGGAGTTATTTCTATACCCGATGAATTAACTCAAGAACAGTTTACAAGATTAGTACAGCAATTTGAAGATAGACATCAAGGTGCAAGTAAAGCACATAAAGTAGCAGTAGTAGAAGGCGGGGGTAAATTTGTTCCTTTAAGAATATCTCAAAAAGACATGGATTTTGTTGAAGGAAAGAATATTACAAGAAAAGAAATACTTGCTGCATTTAATGTTAATGAAGTTGTGTTAGGTGACTTTACAAGTGTAAAGAGTTATCAGGGAGGAGAAACTGCACATAAAGCATTTTGGGAAGAATGTTTGATGCCTAAAATGATTTATTTTGAAAATTTACTCTGGAGTAAATTGTTTTCTAAGATAGGTCAGCGTAGAGGTAAAGGAAGAATATGGGCTGAATTTGATACTGCAAATGTAGGACCTCTTCAGGAAGATTACGGTAAGAAAATTACTATGGCACACACAATGTTTAATATGGGTTGGCCTATTAATATGATTAACAAACGATTACAGTTAGGAATGAAAGAAGTTCCTTGGGGTGATGAATGGTGGGTTCCTGGGGGGTATCTTCCTGTTGATACACTTAGAAATGCTGCTCCTCCTAATCAAAATCCTCCTACTGATCCTAAAAAAGATCCTAAGGAAACTGCTCCTAAAAAAGAAGAGTATGAGTTTTATTATTCTGTTTTGGAAGATGAATTTAAAAGTAAATTTACTAAAACATTGTTTAATGTTCGTAAAAGAGTATTAGCTTGTTTTTTTGAAACAAAGACTTGGAATAGTGTTTTACAAGATTCAGATTACAATAAATTAAAAGAAGGATTAGAAAAAATTTATTTGTATGCTGCACATAACGGTGCTGCTGTAAAACAAAAAGAACTAAACAATTTTAGTTCTTTTGAATTTGAAAATTATGCTAAAGATAAAAGTGAAATTTTAGCTAAAGAATTTTATTCTCTTATTAGTATAATTATTGATAAAATGAAGGATATTGATAATGTAGAGAGTATTAGAGAAATATTTAATTTTATAGCTGTTAAAGCTGATAAAGTTGCATGCGATGAAGCAAGAAAAGCATTTTCTTACGGAGTAGAAAAAGCAATAGAAGGTTCAGAAAAAGAAATAGTTTTATTTATAAAACAAAAATTACTGGAGTAAATTATGGCTGCTGTAACATTAAATTTACAAGATGATTATAGAATAGAACAGGGTTCTCCTTTTAAAGTAAAAATTACTTGTAAAGATGCTCTTGGTGCTTTGTATAGTTTAGTAGAATCAACTTGTGCAGCACAAATTAGACCTTATGTAGAATCAGAAGATAAAATTTCTTTTACTGTTAGTATAAATACAGCGACTTCTGAAATAACTTTATCCCTTTCGAGTACTGCATTAGATGATATAACTTATGAAGCAGGTGTTTGGGATTGTGAATTAACTGAAAGTAATGGAGATGTTATAAGATTAGTAGAAGGGGATGTAGAAATCTCACTTAATGTGACGAGGTAAGATGATAGAAGTAACAGCAATAGTAGTATTGCCTACAATCTCTCTTGATGTAGAGATTGAATCTCCTAATGTAGCAATTAATAGCACTGTTATGAGAGGTCCTCAAGGTTTGCAAGGAACTACTGGACCTATAGGTATTACTGGTGCACAAGGCATTACTGGTATTTCTAATGTACCGGGTGTTACAGGTGTTCAAGGTGTTACAGGTATACAAGGGATTGTAGGTAATCAAGGGATTACAGGTGCTCAAGGTATACAGGGAATAACGGGTATTACAGGTAATCAGGGTGTTACTGGTATTCAAGGACTTCAAGGTGTTACTGGAACACAGGGCATTGCAGGTATTACTGGTGTTCAGGGTATACAAGGAACAACAGGCAATCAGGGAATACAAGGAATAACAGGTACTACTGGTAATCAGGGAGTACAAGGTGTTACTGGTATACAGGGGATTATAGGATTAGTAGGAGAAACTGGTAATCAAGGAATACAAGGTATTCAGGGTGTTACTGGTAATCAAGGAATACAGGGAACAACAGGTGTACAGGGAGTTACCGGAATATCTGATGTTCCTGGAGTTACTGGAATTCAAGGGATAACTGGTGTAAAAGGAGATCAGGGTGTTACTGGTGTACAGGGAATAACGGGATTACAAGGTATTACTGGTCTTGTTGGAGATCAGGGTGATACTGGAATTCAGGGAATAACTGGTATTTCTAATGTACCTGGTGCTACTGGTATACAAGGTGTTACTGGTGTAGGAATACAAGGTGTTACGGGTGTACAAGGTATAACAGGTGAGAGCATTACAGGTATTACTGGAGCACAAGGTGTACAGGGTGTTACTGGAATTCAAGGAATTACTGGTGTAAAAGGAGATCAAGGTATTACTGGTATTCAAGGTATTACTGGAATATCAGATGTTCCTGGTGTTCAAGGAACAACAGGTGTTGGAGTAGTTGGTGCAACGGGTGTTCAAGGAGTAACAGGAATTCAAGGCATTACTGGTATTTCTAATGTTGCTGGTCCAACTGGTGTTCAGGGAGCTACTGGTATTCAAGGAGTAATAGGATTAATCGGTGCTACAGGGTTGCAAGGTGTTACAGGAATATCTGATGTGCCTGGAGTAACGGGAGTACAGGGTGTTACTGGTGTAGGTAATCAAGGCATTACAGGTATACAGGGAATAACAGGTATTCAGGGAATACAGGGAATAACTGGTGTTGTAGGATCTCAAGGTATTACAGGAGAAATAGGAGTTACAGGGAGTCAGGGGGTAAAGGGAGATCAAGGAATTACAGGTATTTCTAATGTACCTGGTGCTACTGGTATTCAAGGTGTTACTGGTATTCAAGGCATCACGGGTATATCTGATGTTCCCGGAGAAACTGGTATACAAGGAATTACAGGTTTACAAGGTGTTACTGGAATTCAGGGCATTACTGGAATTCAGGGTGTTACAGGTATACAGGGAATAACAGGAGTACAGGGTATTACTGGAATATCCGATGTTCCAGGGGAAACAGGAATACAGGGTATTACAGGTATTCAAGGAACAACAGGAATACAAGGGGCAACAGGAATTCAAGGAAGTACAGGTATACAGGGAAGTACAGGTATTCAGGGCGCTACTGGTGTACAAGGAATTACAGGTTTGCAAGGCGTTACGGGTGTACAAGGTATTACTGGTGTACAGGGCATTACAGGTATTTCTAATGTACCGGGTGTTACAGGTGTTACAGGAGCAAAAGGAGATCAAGGTGTTACTGGAATTCAGGGCATTACTGGAATTCAGGGTGTTACAGGATTACAAGGAATAACAGGAATTCAAGGCATTACCGGTATTTCTAATGTTGCTGGTGCTACTGGTGTACAAGGAGCTACTGGTATTCAGGGAGCTACTGGTATTCAAGGAGTAACAGGAATACAAGGTATTACTGGTGTACAAGGAGTAACAGGAATACAAGGTACAACTGGAATTGCGAATGTTTATTACGGAACCGGTGCGTCAATGAGTCCTACAGGAATAGCAGATGGGTCGATTTACTTACAATATACGGCTTAGAAAGGATAGATAATGTACTTTAAGATTAACCACACAGGCTGCAATGAGCGGAAGGGATTGGTAGAGATTAGATACGATTTGTATCTTGATCCTTCTGATCATAAATATTCTGAGCATCATATTCAGGTGCCTGTCATTCCTGCTGGTGGGTACACGGGCAAGGTGGATGTTATGGGGCAACCTTTAAATCAAAAGGATTATGACAAGTGGTTCGCCACTCTTCCTCGCGTCTGGCAGAACAACCCGTTCTGCTGTCATTTCATGCAGTTTGAACCCGAAATTACAGATGAAGAAATTATTGTTGCCGGAGAGAAGTTTTTAAAGATGGCCTACGAGAATTGGCAAAAGGGAAATTTGCACCTGAACAAAAACGAGTCGGTGCAATTTATCGACCATATTATTTACAAGGAAATTGCCAAACCGTTTGTCGAGATGGAGAAAGAGTTAGAGATCAAAGGAACCCCGCTTGATTATGAGGGCGATCCTATTGGTGTTCTGGTGGATGCTAAAGTTGATGCTGATGAAGTGGTTAAAGAGGCAATAGCAATACAGGCTACAGAAGCAGTAGCGAAAATCAAGGTGAGTGCGGCAAGGGTGGCGGAAGTGGTTGCAGCCGATTTTGAAGCGTTGAAGGTGAAGTAAGATGGCAGCGATTGATATAGGGCCTGGGGCAACTAATAGAGGTACTATTTATTCCAGTGCGGGAGTTACTTGTGTTGATATAAATAATCCAGCAAACGACTCTGGAGTATTGGATACCTTTGAAGTATGGGGTAATGGGAATCTCGCTAATTGTGTAGTCGGTACATTTTCTGGCAGTGGAACGTCTTATGATGATCGAGATTTTGAATCTATAGGAGCTGTTACTGGGGGTAGTAAACAGACTTTTACTGGGAAAAATTGTGATGTTGTACTGGGAGATTATGTAGGAACTTATTTTGCAGGAGTTATAGAAAGAGATACTTCAGGTTTTCTTGGTGTATACTTAGTAGCTGGACAAAAATTTAACTCAGGAGCTGCAACATACACGCTGTCAGCTAACAATGCTTTTAGTATTTATGCAACAGGATATACCCTAACCGCTCCCACCGTCACTACCCAAGATGCTACCTCTATAACTACTTCCACTTGCACCGCCAACGGTAACATCACCGACACAGGTGGCGTCGCTCCAACTATCCGCGGCCACTGCTGGGTAGCAGGCGTTGCAGGCGATCCGACCACCGCCGACTCCGAAGCGCACGAGGATGGATCATTCAGCACCGGGGCATATACTACCGCGATAACAGGCCTAACTCCCGGCACTGGCTATCGTGTGCGAGCTTACGCAACCAACTCCATTGGGACATCCTACGGTGATACTGTCCAAGTAACCACCCATGCTATCCAGATCGTTGTTGGTGGCCTATTCAAAGCCGTATCCGCAATATCCGTCCTCGTCGGTGGTGTGTGGAAAACTACTAAACCTTCTGTTCTCGTAGGGGGAGTATGGAAGCAATAGATAATTATATTGTACTAAATAAGGAGATTACTTAAATGGATGCTACTGCTCTTATAGGAATTATTGGCGGAGTGATTATAACAATAATCGGTCTTCTTATATCTATGGTTAGAGATGTTAAAAAAGATGTTAAAGATGACCTAAAAGAACAAAAAGAGGAATTATCCTTAAAACAAAATAAATCTGAGTGTGATAGACTTATGGATAAACATGAAGATTGGTTAAAGGGGATTGATCCATGAAAAGTAAATGTTTTCTCACTAAACGAATTTTTAGAGAAATATTAGTAAGAGTTCTTTTTATATTATTAATAATGATTACTACTTTTGGTTTTGTTCAGATATGGTGGCCTTATAATCCTGTAAGAGTTGATAATTTTATTATAGAAAAAACTATACTTAATCAAGGAGAAAGTACTTATTTCCAATTTCAAGGAGAAAAATTTTATAATATTCCGTGTCATGTTTCAATTGAACTTGTTAACGGAGAAAATTTTGCTATTATGTCTTATGTATCAAATAATCCTAAAGGAACTATTTTTAAAAAACGATCTTTTATTATACCTTATCATATACCCGCAGGTAAATACCAATTACGTTGGACAGGTGTATATGAAATGAATCCTTTAAATAGTGTTACTAAAGTCGCGTATAGTAAATTTATTACTATTTTAAATAAAGACTTACATGGAGAAAAAGGTGATAAAGGAGATAAAGGATCATTTACTCATTTTTAGAAAAAGAGGTATAGATAATGGGATTTAAAATTATTTACTATGAAGATAATGAGGCACCTTATTATTGTAGAGTAACACAAAGTAAATGTAAAAAAGGAAGTCTTCATATATGTAGTAAAGGAGAAAAATGTTTTTGTTTAATACGAGCAGAAGTAGATAAAAGTACAATAGAAATGAATCTGTATTAATTAAAGTACAAAGGAGTAGAAAAATGCAAAAAATAACTAAGTATTTCAAAGCAACGGTAAAATCTTTTGATGCAGAAACTCATACTGCGGAAGTAGTAATTTCTGATGAAACAACAGATAGGTATGAGGAAAGAGTATTAGTTACTGCTTTTAAAAAAACAATAAAAGCATTTATGAAACATCCTGTAATGTTATCATCTCATAATTATAGAGGATTGACAAGTCAGATAGGTAAATTTGAAAAGATAAAAATTGATGAAATTGCTAAAGAAGTTGTTGCCACAGCAAAGTGGTTTGTTGGTTTAGGTAATCCTGAAGCTGATTGGGGGTGGGTGCTTGTTGAGAACGGCATTGCTGCATTTAGTATAGGATTTATTCCTAAGTCAAGGAAAACTTTTTCTGATGATGAAATGAAAGAAAACGGTGGAGTTTGGATGGAATATGATGATATTGAATTGCTTGAAACAAGTCAAGTATTAATTCCTGCAAATCCTTCTGCATTGCAGAAATCTTTTGAGACAGAAGATGAAGAACCTTTTATTAAAGAATTGTCACAAAAATTATTTGATTTGTATAATAGTACAGAGGAGGTAAAGAATAAAATGGATACT